TGTCAGTTTTGATACCGTTTCCTATGTAATTAGATAATTCTGGTTGTGGGTGTATATCTGATAAGTCTGTTGTAGGATAATAACCATCATCATTGGTATTATAACTAGACTTGATAATATAACCATCATCATTAACATTTAAACCAAGAGACCTCATCCACTTGATATGTTTTTTTAATGCTATATTATATAATTCTTGTTTACTTAATTGTTTTTTTGGCACTATGGTCCTCACTATTCATTAATAATACAATATAGTGTACAGCTTTTAAAAGGTCTTTTCTATTACGACCATCTTTCTTACCAAACCTACACAAATATTTAATTGCATTTGCTTGGCAAAAATCTTTATCTATACCTATATCTCTTAATAAATCTTGAACCTGTGTGCCTTTAGACACTTGAGCATAGTGTTGACCATATGTAGATTTAATATAGTCACCTATCTCTTTTAATATTTTATCTTCGTTGTATTTCATAATTATATTCCTAACGCCTTTATAACATCTTCCTCTGTATTTGGCAACCTTTTTCCTGATTTTATCCAGTCCGCCATCTGTTCAAAGTTAAATGCTTCGTCTGTTTTGCCTTCGTTTTCTAACACCTTTTGTGCTAATTTAAAAAACTTTAGAGTACCCATTTCTTGAGTCATACCCATTTCTGGTCTTGATTGTAATTTAGCTGGTCTTTGATTACTCATTAGTCTTGCCTCTTTTTAAAGTCATCTAAATGATTCATATTAGCATATCTACCTGCCTCATTGATAGCATAAACAAGTGTTGCTTTATGATTTTTACTTGTCTTATCGTATAATTTTTTTGCTTCTTTATAAGTTTTGACAATTGTTTTGGTACTCTTATCTAGTGGTCGCCACATCATTATAGAATATTCAACTGCGTTATCTATAATAGATTGCTCCCACTCATTTGGTTTATTTTGTTTAGGCTGTGTCATTGTTTGCCTTAATAGACTTCTCTATATCTTTATCGTATTTTTTATTTCTCTTTATCATCTTGTTAAGAATTTTCTTAACGTCTCTTGTTAGATATAACATATAAACCAACATTACTAAAACAAGAGCAGATAAACCTAGATTTACTAAATCGTTCATTATTTCCACCATTCGTTTTCAAGGTTAATTTGAACATCAACATCTGACTTTTCCTTTTCAGTATAGTTCTCTTGTATCTGGTCAAAATAACACCAGTAAGTACCATTATCACCTGAATAGGTCACAGCACCTTTATAACCAAGGTCTGTATCATATGTTTTTGCATTTAAGGCTGTATCATTTTCAGCCGCTATATCGGTCATTTCTGTTGCGATACCGATATTAATTATCTCGCCAACTCTACCGTGGTTGCCAAGTATTTTATCGCCTACATTTATTATCATTAGTGTGTCCTCCCATATGTTTTGTTAATAAATCTCTTTGTAAATTTTGGGTCAAAATCATATTTAAAATATTGTCTTGTATTATATAATTGACCATAGTCATTGAATAAAGCATTATCTAAACCTGTACCTGTGCTTTCACCAAACTCATCATAGTAAGTATTATAGTATTCATCACCAACTATCATATCAACACCACTATTACCAGTAGCATTCGTAGCAGTTTCATTATAATGCTTATCGCAATACTTTTTAATTTTGTTTTTAAACGTCTCTGAATTTAATCTCTTTAATTGTGATAAAGGTACGTTTCTAAAAATAGTATGATGTATCTTAAAGAATTCATCATATCTATCCTCTGAATCTTGATACTCTCTCCAGTATGTTAAATGTATAGTATTGTTTTTACTCATTAGTAATATTTACTCATTGTTTTGAAGTAGTTATCATCAGCAGAGTCGGCGTCTTCTTTTGCATAAAATAAAACGTCATCAATGTTGTTATCATCAATATCAAGTAAGTTAAGATTGTCAACTTTAGATATATCAGACTTTGCTTTATCAGCGGTAATTTTACCATCTGTATAAGATTTTAGAATATCACTAACTTGTTCGTCAGCGACTTCGGTATAGTATGATTTAACTTTAGCCATAGTGTTTTTCTCCTTTGTTAGACATTATTATATCAAAAATTTGTAGTAGAGTCAAGAGATTTCTTTTCTTGGCGTCTTCTATTCTTTCTGTAAGTGTTTTTTTCTTTATCATATACAATTATAATATCATACCTGGCCTAGAAAGCAAGCGTTTTTTTCAATTATTTTTTGAGACCAGGTCTACATTCTGGTACGTATATGTTCTGGTTTTGTTCTATTTCCAGTTGTTTCGCACCCAATCCAAGTCGGATTCGTGAGGATTAGGTTGTCCGTGAAACACGGCCACCAACGATTCGTCATTCTTTTCAAACGTCCAGTCTGACTTACTAAATCTAGGTTCTTTCCTAGAAAACCACTTATATGAAAATGTCCATTCGTTAGGCATATATCTCATCCAGGGAAGGTCCTTCAAAAGCTGATAGGTCACATTTTGGTCTCCTTGATACCGTCTCCATTTTGGTCTATCTTCATAATACTTTTCCCACACAGCCGGTGTGGCATTCTTATTATTCCACTTCATAATGGAAGAATTAATACCGTCATCAAAACCAGTAAAATCTTTTAATACACCAAAGGTCATATCATCACCAAAATTAGCCATCTGGTCTATATTCTTTAGTATGACCACATCTAAATCCATATACAGATTTACACCATCTAAACCACTATCAGGATGAAATAACTGCATTTTATTCCACCACCCTTGTTCATCAAACAAAGGAAATTGTTTAAATTCTATGTCGCCTTTTACTTGTTTATGTAAGGAAGTGTTGTCTGTAAAACAAATAAACTTATGGTCAACCGTTAAATGTCTCTTGACCATATTGTAGAGGTGTTGTACATAAATCGGTTTGTATTTGTTGCCGTAGTAAACACAAACAAAATTTATCATATCTTTATCTGTTCTTCTAATTTCTCTGTATCTAAATGATTGTTAGGTTGTTTCATTAGCATTTCATATGCTGTACCATCTGCAATCTCTGATAATTTAAATTGATTATCTACTACCATTTTCAACCATTCATTTACCGTTTTATGTCCTGGTCTCATTGGTTTTGTAATCTTACCAATGTGGTCACCACATATAAAACTCGTTATGTTTCTTTTATGTGCAAATACTGGTGTCATATTTAATACTGCGTCAATAGCTGATAATGACATATTAGTTACCAATGCTTGACAACCTTTCAAGTCGTCTCTTATATCAGTTTGCCACCATTGATTACCAGGTCTAGGTTTGTTTCTAATTTTAATTGGCATTTCTGCAAACTCTGTACCAAACGTTGCCTGTTTTATTTGTTCACTTGCAACTTCAATCCATTTCTCAACTGACATACCATTTATGTGCATAGTTACCGTTGGTGATGATGGTGCTAATAAGAAGTGAGTCATTTCACCTGTTTGCCAACCTTTAAATTGACAATCAATGCCTTCACTTTCTAGTTTAGATAATCTTTGACCATCGCCTACTGAACCTCTTATTGTATGTAAATTACCTTTACATATTCTAAAATACATTCTATCCCAATCAACTTTAGGTTCTGGATATCTTGTAAATGGCGCATTTAAATAACCTACATCAACATACCACCATTCTTTATTAAATCTTATACACTCTCTAATACCATCTATATTCTTACCTGCTAAACCCCAAAAGAAGTGTATCTCTCGGTCTGCGTCTTGCCAACCTTTTTCAATTGCTGGCCAAATCTTATGTGATAAACATTTTTGCCAACCTATTTTATGTGTTATAATCATTTTAAATCTATCTTTGTTGTATCATAATATATATTAAACCATTCATCAGCGTAATCACTTCTAGCATAATCTTCAAAGTAAGGACCGCCTAAAGTCCAATGTACATTTTTTGCCTCTTCATTGTAGTCATATTCACCTTCTAACCAGTTCCACTCTAGTGGAATATTACCTATCATATGGTCTCTTTCTAACCATTTAAATTGATGAAGTTCTAAACCAGTAGCAGTATTAACATATTCAGGTGTTAATTTTGTACATTGTG